TCAAATGCTCTTGAGTATGCTTTGCTCCTAAGACCAAACTCATTCTCTAATGCATTCAAGGTAAATACTTTAATTTTTGCTAACATAATACTTCTCCAAAAGTTTCTTGCATCCATTGATTCTGATCGGATGCTCATCAGCACGTTAATTCGTGGACTTATTGGCATTGGGTGTATAGGGATCGACTTCCACGATTCTTTTAACCTGTCCTTACGATTGCTGTTAATTCGCCGTAAGCCGACTCTGCTCGCCGTTGAGGGTCAGTTTTTGGAACACCCATACTGCCTCTTGGATGAAAGGTCTGTGAAAGCACCAATTAGATATGAGTGATAAGGAAATCTAAAAACCTCAACAAGAGCTAGTATCTTGCGAATTGTAGTAATTGATATCTCTATAAAATCTCCTAAAAATGAATTGAATGATTAAAGCTACAGTAATTGACCTATGTTGCAACACTTTCTTTAACATAGATGATCCCTCCCTACAAAGCCCAGTCTGATAGCATGATGCAAGCATTGCATAAAACCTAAGACCAGTTAATATTTAATAAGAACGCAGAAATCTGCGCAAGAAAACCACTGTATATATGTACAGTAAAGACTGAGGATATTATGACCAAGAAACCAGACCTAAAGATAGTAGATAAGGATAACCTAACGATAAAACAACGAGCATTTGTAAGAGCGATCATTAAGGGCAAGTTAGGTAGCCAGATAGAATGCTATATGAGCGTCTATGATGTGAAGCTTAACCCCAAGACTAGTAAGCCACCGAAGCATGCTCACGTTGATTGTAGCAAGCTTATGAGCAATCCTAAGATCGCCCTAGCAATATCTAATGGAATGAAGCGAAAAGAGACCAGTGCAGTAGCCTCAGCCCTCAAGACCAGAGACTATGTGGTGGATGCATTATATAAGCAGAGCATCGAAGCCGATAGCTCTAGCTCCCAGATAAGAGCATTGGAGCTACTAGGTAAGAGTGTGGCACTCTTTAGTGATGTCGTATTGAGCGAGAGAGCAAGAGATAGTGATGAAGTGCTTGGTGATATGGAAGATAAATTAGCCTCCTTAATAGAAGAGAATCCAGAGCTACTAAAAACCGATTTTGAGTCGGGATAATGGAAAGACCCCACCCCCCCAAATAGGATTGCGATAACTGACATACATATATACATAGTGATTCGCTCATCCTAATACTTCTTTTCATACCCCCCCCTATTATATATAGCAAAATGCTAGTTTTTTGCGCAAAATATATTTTTTTCTAGGAAAAAGGGTAGGATTCCTAGTTAATTTAAAATTTTTTCTGTAATTTATATTGCTTTTCGTGTGAAGGGTAGGTAGATTGTTATAATCTAGCTAGTAGTATATACCTAATAAGCGTATTTACCTACTAATGCCATCTAAGTCATGGTTACTTATTAAATATTTTTGTTATATGGTTTATACCCATTAGGTTTATATCCGTCTGGTTACCATCTAGGGAGATTTTTTGAACAGTTCCGTTCTAAAACAAATACAGAAACTTCCTGAAGCTTATCGTAAAGAGTTTTCTAGTATGATTGATGAGCTTGCTAAAGTTAGTCGTGCTGAAAAGGCTCAAGCTAACTTTATGCCATTCATTAATGAGATGTGGGCAGCGTTTATTCATGGTAAACATCACGAAGTAATGGCTGAAGCATTCGAGAGAGTCGCTAAAGGCGAGTTAAAGCGTTTAATTATTAACATGCCTCCTCGTCATACCAAATCAGAGTTCGCTTCTTATTTGTTACCTGCTTGGTTTCTAGGTAAGTATCCTGATAAGAAGATTATTCAGACTGCTCACACCGCAGAACTAGCAGTTGGCTTTGGTAGGAAGGTTAGAAACTTAGTTGGCAGTAAAGATTTTAAAGATGTGTTCCCAGATGTTAGCTTGCAATCAGATAGTAAAGCAGCAGGAAGGTGGAATACTAATAAAGGTGGTGAGTATTTTGCTATCGGTGTCGGTGGTGCGGTAACTGGTAAAGGTGCAGACTTACTTATCATTGATGACCCTCATTCCGAGCAAGAGGGTGCGAGTGCAGACATCAATGTATTCAATCGTACCTATGAGTGGTACACCTCTGGTCCTCGTCAGCGTTTACAGCCTAATGGTTCAATCGTTATGGTGATGACACGTTGGCACAATAAAGACTTAACAGGTCGTGTTGTAGATGCCAGCGTAAAGCGTGGTGGTGCAGATGAGTGGGAAGTAATAGAACTACCTGCCATTATGCCTTCAGGTAAGCCTTTATGGGCTGAGTTTTGGAAGTTAGAAGAGTTAGAAGCTCTTAGATCAGAACTACCTAACAGCAAATGGATGGCACAATACCAACAAGACCCTACCTCTGAAGAAGGTGCATTAGTTAAAAGAGAGTGGTGGCAAGCGTGGGAAGGGCGTAGCCCACCGCATTGTGAATTCATTATTCAATCATGGGATACGGCATTCTTAAAAACACAAAGGGCTGATTACTCTGCTTGTACTACTTGGGGAGTTTTCTATAAAGAAGATAAGGATGAAGGGCATTTAGCTCCTAACTTAATTCTATTAGATGCCTATAAAGAAAGACTAGAGTTTCCTGATCTTAAAAGAAAAGCAATGGAAAAGTATCAAGAATATAAACCTGATGCATGTATCGTTGAAGCAAAAGCAGCAGGTACACCTTTAATATTTGAATTAAGGGCAATAGGCATTCCAGTACAAGAATACACACCAAGTCGCGGAAATGATAAAATTTCAAGAGTAAATGCAGTATCTGATTTGTTTGCTTCTGGTGTAGTATGGTCACCAGAAACTAGATGGGCTGAAGAAGTTATAGAAGAATTTGCTGGTTTCCCTAATATGGAACATGATGATTTAGTTGATAGCACTACGCAAGCTCTGTTAAGATTTAGACAAGGTGGCTTTGTTCCTCTTTATACTGATGAAGAAGATGAGCCTTTAGAACATAACAGAATAGCGGCATATTATTGATGAAGATATTTCAAACATCTTTTTATTCAGAAGAAGGCAAAGAATACGCAGGACCAAATATTCATGCTGAATCAACTGATCAAGCTAAAAAATTAGCAGAATTAAATAATTTAATCTTACGCGGTGAGTTAGAAGATATAAAAGAAATAACTCCAAGCTTTGAAGATGAACTACAGGAAATTATAGATAATCTATATATTTCAGAACGAGTATTACACTAGGATATATTTAATGGCAATTGAAAGAATGACTGCTACACCAATTGATGGAACAGTAGAACAAGAACCTGAAGATGAAATTTCAATAATAATTGAAAATCCTGATTCTATTTCTATGGAAACAGAAGATGGTGGCATGATTATTGATTTTGATCCTAATTCAAAAGATGATGAATCTAATTTTGATTCTAATCTTGCTGATGTTCTAGATGAAAATGATTTAGATAACTTAGGCAAAGATTTAATTGAATCTTATACAGGCGATAAAGAATCTAGAGCAGATTGGGAACAAACTTATACACAAGGTTTAGATCAATTAGGTCTGAAGTTTGAAGATCGAACTACCCCGTGGGCTGGTGCTTGTGGTGTATTCCATCCAATGATGAGTGAAGCTGTTATTCGTTTTCAATCTCAAGCAATATCTGAAATGTTTCCAGCACAAGGTCCAGTAAGAACTAAGATAGTTGGTAAAGATACAGAACAAAAAGCTAAACAAGCTGGCAGAGTTCAAGATTATCTTAACTATTTACTTACTTATCAAATGAGTGAATACCGCACTGAAACAGAAAAGATGTTATTTTCTTTACCATTAGCGGGTTCTGCTTTTAGAAAAGTATACTTTGATCCTAATTTAGATAGACCATGTTCAATATTTGTACCAGCAGAAGATGTAGTAGTAAATTATGGTGCAAGCGATTTAGAAACTTGTGAACGTGCTACTCATGTAATGAAGAAATCTTCTAACGATGTACGCAAAATGCAAGTTAGTGGCTTCTATCGTGATATTGATCTACCTGATGCATCACCTAATTCAAGTGATGTAGCTAAAAAATACGATGAAATGACAGGTGAAACAGACACTTATAACCTAGATAATCGTCATATTTTGCTAGAAATGCAGGTAAATCTAGACTTAGAAGGGTTTGAAGATACTGATGAGTCAGGCGAGTCAACAGGAATAGCATTACCTTATGTAGTTACTTTAGATTATCCAAGTGGCATTGTATTAAGTATACGCAGAAACTATTACGAAGATGATGTTAAAAAATTAAGACGTATGCACTTTGTTCACTACCAGTATTTGCCGGGATTAGGCTTTTATGGTTTTGGCTTAGTACACATGATAGGTGGACTAGCTAAGTCTGCTACAAGTTTATTAAGACAACTAGTTGATGCTGGAACTTTATCTAATCTTCCGGGTGGATTAAAAGCCAGAGGGCTTAGAATTAAAGGCGATGACACTCCTATAATGCCCGGAGAGTTCCGTGATGTAGATATTCCGGGCGGTGCAATTAGAGACAATATTACATTCTTACCTTATAAAGAACCTTCAGCTACTTTATATTCTTTATTACAAAATATCGTAGAAGAAGGCAGACGTTTTGCAAGTGTATCGGATATGAAGATATCTGATATGAATGGTCAAGCACCAGTTGGTACAACACTAGCATTGCTTGAAAGAAACATGAAAGTTATGAGTGCAGTACAAGCACGACTACATGCTTCTATGCGAAAAGAATTTGAAATACTAGTCAATATTGTTAGAGACTTTACTGATCCATCTTATCCATATGAAACAGATGAAGAAGAATCTATTAAAGCAGAAGATTTTGATGACAGAGTAGATGTATTGCCTGTATCTGATCCTAATGCTGCAACAATGGCACAAAGAATTATGCAGTATCAAGCTGCTATGCAACTAGCACAGTCAGCACCTCAGATGTATAACTTACCTGAATTGCACAGACAGATGCTAGAAGTGTTAGGAATTAGAAATGTAGAAGATATTGTTCCATTAGATGAAGATATTAAACCAGTTGATCCTATTAGTGCAGTATCTAACAT